TTGTCCAAGATTCTGTTACCAATGAAATTAACTATAATGAAGTTTTAATTGATTTTGATGGTTCAACAACTGCAGAATCAAATATATTTGTAGATTCAAGTACAGCAGGAAATGGAAACGTAGTTGGACTTGTAACAACAAGATTTGAGAATGATTTAATAAAAATACAGGTACAAAATGATAGATTAAATCCTTTAGATGTAAGAGCGAATATTGTTGGATTAGGAACTACAACAGCAGGAACTGGTACACATCGTTTCTTATCATTAGATCAACCAGCAGGAACTGAAAGAAGTGTTAGATTAGAGTCACAATACAATACAGGCACAACAAACCCAATAACTTACACATCTGTAAGTAAAGATAATGATAGTACAGTTAAATCTCTGGTCAGAGTATCATGTGGAGACACATCGGCAGTTCATCAAATAGTAACTGTTAGAGATGCTGATGATATTTTAACAGTTCAATATCCGTTCATTTCTATTGGATCAACATCAGGTATTGGTACATTTGGTGGTGAAATTAATGGTAATGATATTGATCTAAAATTCTATCCTGACTCATCATTCTTATCTCTAATAGAAGTTCAATCATTTAACGAAATATTCTATACAGAAACAGATTTTAATAATACTTCCATAGATCTAGATTATGGTCCTGTCCAACAAAACGTATTTGTTACTTCATTTGATGGTAGAAATGGAAATAGAGCAAATAAAACTACATTTGAACTAAAACATGAAGGTGTTCCAATATATCAGAAAACATTTAACCCAACGGATACTGTTGGTCTTGAAAAAAGCACTGGTATATTTACAATACCTAATCATTTCTTTAATACTAATGAAGAGATTACTTATGAGGAAGCATCAACTTTTGTAGGTATTGCTGCCACACCAGTATCAATCGCATCAACTGTAAACTTTGCAGGAGTTACAACTGACATATTACCTTCAACAGTTTTTGTTAAAGTAAGAGATGAGAATGAATTTCAATTATTCCCAACAAGAGCAGATATAACAGCAGGTACCGCTATAACATTCACTGGAGTTGGTGCTGGTAATGCACATAAGTTGACGATGACTCAGCAACTTACAAAAACAATTCTTGGATTAGATGGAGTTACTCAACAACCGATAACATTTACATCAATTACACACACTTTAGATGGTAATATCGGTGCTGCAACATCTCAATTTGCATTAAGTGGTATCGGATCTATATTTACTGCTGATATTCTAAAAATAGATAATGAATTTATGAAGGTTGAGCAGGTAGGATTTACAAGTACAGCAGATGGATCTGGTGACATTGATAATTCACTTAACATTTCACTTGGTATTTCAACCGTGCCTTCAGTAAGAGTTGAAAGAGGAGTTTTAGGTATCGTTGCTGCATCACATTCTGACGGAGCAACAGCAAGAATTCATAGGGGTTCATTTAATATCATAGACAGTTCTGTGCACTTTATAGAACCACCAAAGGGTAATACAAGAGAGAGAAAGACCCCAACTGAATTACCATTTATAAAAGCAGATTTTAGTGGTAGAACTTTCTTAAGACAGGATTATACAACTAACATGTTATTTGATGATATTTCAGATAACTTTACTGGAATAGGTAAGACATATTCATTAACAGTTGGTGGTGCAAATACTTCAGCAGGTATTCAGATTGGTAACGGTGTATTATTCATAAATGGTGTGTTCCAAACACCATTTACTCTTAATAATGCAGGATTTAATTACAAAATTGATGCAGATACAACTGCAGGTTTATCTACAGTTACTTTCACTGGTATTACATCTGAAAATGGTCAATTTATAGTATCAGAGTCAGATATTAATCAAAATCAAGTTCCTAGAGGTGGATTAATTGTATCTCTTGGATCTACACCAGGTCTAGGATATGCCCCATTGGTTGGTGCAAGAGTTCAACCATTTACTAATCCTGCTGGTGGAATCATAAGTATCGCTGGTATTGGAACGACATCAGGAGTTAATATTGGTATAGAAACAGCTGCTTATGATCATTTAACAGGTATCATAACTGTAACAACAGAGAAAGTGCATGGATTTGCACTAGGTAGACCAAATTCAGTGCATCTAAAGGATCTAGAATTTAGTTGTGCTTCACAACATGCAGGTGTAACCACCACAATATTCCAAGATCATGAAAGACCACTATTCTTGGTTGGTATCGTATCTGAAAGGACTTTTGAGGTAGATGCTGGTATTTGTACCATACCTCACATTTATCAACGTGGTGGTAATGCGATTGAATTCTTTGATGATTTAACATTTGGTTCTGGATATCGTGGTTCAACAGTTGCGATTGGTGTCACTGATATTAATTTCTTACATAAGTTTGTAAGATCAAATCCAAACTCAATAGAAGTTCAAGGTGGAGCATTAGGACCATTTACACCTACTGATGCAATATATGAATCACATACAGGTGATTTGACACTTATTATACCTAATCATGGTCTTACTACCAGCAACAAAATAAGAATCGCTACTAATTCACTATTCTTTAAGTGTAATAAGGATGGTAACTTTAGTGATCACCCTTATCCTCGTGCTACAGACCCTGCAGCAGGTGTATTCTTAACAATTACCTCTAAGACAGATAATTCAATTACAGTCGATGTAGGTGCTGGTGGAGGTGGTGGAACAGGTGCTGACGTTACTGCAACTGTTGGTGTTGGTGGCACACTAATCTTTAGTATTAATTCTGCTGGTAGTGGTTATATTAATCCACAAATTAATGTACCTGAACCATCTTATGAGAATCTTGAGGTTGTTGGCACTAGTCGAATAGGTATTGGAACAACTACTGATACAGGATCAAACTTATTACTTAATGTTGCTGTTAGTGCATCAACAACATCAGTTGGTATTGGTTCGACATTATTTGAGATTAAATCATTTAATATTGCTAGAAATGGACATTCATTTAAGAAAGGTGATAAATTCAAACCAGTAGGTCTAGTAACTGCTGCTCATCTATCTGCACCAATACAAGAATTTGAGTTAGAAGTATTAGAGATCTTTAATGATAGATTTTCAGCATGGCAGTTTGGTGAAATAGATTATATTGATAGTATAAAAATACTACAGGATGGTGCTAGAAGAAGATTCCCACTATTCTTTAATGGAGAGTTGCTCAGTTTTGAGAAAGATTTGACTAATTCTCTATCTCAAGCAATTGATTTAGATGCTGTTCTATTGATTTTTGTGAATGGTGTATTACAAAAACCAAAAGAATCATATACATTTGAGGGTGGATCAACATTTATATTCAATGAACCACCTCGTGGAGAATCACAACCAGGACTTAATGATAACGATGATGTTGATATATTCTTCTACAGAGGTACAGCTGGTGTTGATACTATTGATGCAGATGTCAATCCTACGGTCAAAATTGGTGATACATTAAAAATTACTAAGAATGATAGACTTGCAGGATTACCAATTGTTCATGACAATAACACTGAATCGCAAATTAGAGCAAGAGTTGTCAAAGATATATTGAATACAGATTTAGTTGAAACTGATATCTATGCAGGACCTGGTATTACTACAGGTTCATTGAGACCTTTAACATGGACAAAACAAAAACGTGATTTACGACTTAATGGAACATTAATTGACAAGTCTAGATCAATACTTGAACCTCAAGTATATGCAACATCGAAGATTATTGGCAATTTATCAACATCTGATGGTAAAGGTGGTCCTGCTGATGGTATATTTGTTGATGACGCACACTCATTCTTCAAGGAGAGTAATTATTCAGGTATAACAGTCACAGAAGTTGATGCTTTAATCACATCAGGTGATATAAATGTTGGTGCTTCTGCAACAGCAATAGTATCTGCTGCTGGAACAATTTCATCATTTAACATAACAAATGGTGGTTCAGGATACTCTGGGACTGTTGATATTGGTATTGCAGCTCCATCAGGTGTTGAAAAAGTTGTAGGTGTAGGTACTACTGCAACTGCGACAGTAACAATTACAAATGGTGAAGTATCTGATATTGATGTGGTAAATCCTGGTTTAGGTTATACATTCACTAATCCACCACATGTTGTCATAGGGGAACCAAACTTTAATTATGAGAAAATTACTAGAATACAGAATGCACAAGGATATACTGGTATCATAACTGGAATATCAACCACAAATAGAGGTAGTGTTTCTGGTGGTGCAATTAAATTCTTCTATCATGCTGTAAAAGAGGATCCAAATGGTGAATTAACTAATGCAACTGCTAGTGAGTTACAAGTTGGATATCCAATATTAGTTTCTGGCACAAAAGTTGGTAACGCAGTAACTTCGGTTGATTCAAGTAATAATAATGTAATTGGAATTGGAACTCAATTCTTAGATAATATCTATATCGTTAAATCAATAACACCCAGTGGATCAAAAGGTGTAATCACATGCCATATACACAGTAATAGCACTTCATCAGCTGCGATTGGTGTTGGTGTTGGTACAACGGGATCATTCAATGGTGTAAATGTTGTTGGTGAGTCAGAAATATTGGGTAAATTCAATTGGGGTGTATTGTATGGTACAGATTTAGTCCGTTCATCAAATCCAATATCACTAACAGTGACTGGTAAGACATTGAATAATTTTAGTGTCACTGGATTATCTACATTCCCTACAATTCAACGTAAGAGTTATGATAACATAGGTGAAAGAGGTCACAGATCATCTGGATCTTATAGAGCAGATTTGACATGATGAGTAAACCACTATAAATAAAAAGAAAAGTTTAGATACAATGTCAGCAATTGTTACTGATCAATTTAGAATATTAAATGCAAATAATTTTGTAGAATCAGTCGAAAATACAAATAATTCATATTATATTTTTATTGGTTTATCAAATCCAGCGGGTACAAATACACTTGTAGGGTTTGGTAGAACAACAGATTGGGATACAAATACACCAGCACCTACAGATAGTTTTTCTTACAGAAAACACACTACTGATACAATGATGTTTGGTAGAAAGATATCATCTGCAAATATAAGAAGAATTATAAGAAGAGTTGATTGGGTCTCTGGTAACAAATATGAGATTTATAGAGATGATTATAGTGCAAATAATCCAAGTCCTAATACTAAAGCAAATAGTTTATATGACGCAAATTATTATGTATTGAATAAGGACTTTAAAGTTTATATTTGCATTGATAATGGGTCAAGTGGAACAAATCCGACTGGTAATGTATCACAAGACGAACCAACATTCACTGATTTGGAACCATCAAAAGCAGGAACAAGTGGTGATGGATATGTGTGGAAGTATTTGTTTACAATATCACCAAGCGATATTATTAAATTTGACTCAACCGAATTTATTACAGTTCCAAATGGATGGTCAACATCAACAGATACTCAAATTAGAAATGTTAGAGAAAATGGTGATTCTGACGTAAACTTAAATCAAATAAAACACGTTTATATTGAAAATGCTGGTGTTGGATATAAAAATGGAATAGGTCAAGAGGTTGATATAATTGGTGATGGCACGGGAGCGAAAGCAAGAGTTGATGTAGTAAGTAACGTAATAACTGATGTATCTGTTAGTTCTGGTGGTAAAGGATATAGTTATGCACTAGTTGATCTTACAAACATTAGTTCAAATGCAGTTTCAACAAGAGCAAAATTAATTCCTATTATTCCACCTAGTAAAGGGCATGGACATGATATCTACACTGAATTAGGAACAGATAAAGTCATTTGTTATGCTAGATTTGATGATACGACGAAAGATTTTCCTACTGATACAACATTTGCTCAAATAGGTATCATTAAAAATCCCACCAAACCAAGTTCATCAGATATTTACACAGCTGATAGTTATTCATCATTACAGGCAATAAAGTTTGATACAGTGACTGGAACACCAAAAGTTGGCGAAGAAATTGAACAAGTTTTAACCATTGCTCCTCTAAATGGAAAAATAGCAAGAGGATATATCGCATCCTTTGATAAGGATACGAAAGTATTAAAGTATTTTAGAGATAGATCTCTAAACTTTAATCAAACATTTCATAACCATACTGACTATCCAGGTATTAGTACCACTGGTAGAATATATCAATTTGAGAGTGCTGTAACAAGTAATGTTGTAAAAGGACTCGAATCATCATTTACTGGTTCAGTTGAAACTAGTTTTACTGGCGTGTCAACAATCACAACAGGTAGTAAATTAGTTAATTTGGGTTCTAACTTCACAGCTGGACTCGCTGAATCTGAGATAAATAAAGGGTCGGGGGAAGTTATCTACTTAGATAATAGACCTGAAATCACTAGAAGTCCCCGACAAAAAGAGGACATTAAAATTATACTCGAATTCTAAAAATGCCACAAAAGACCAATCTAAATATAAGTCCTTACTATGATGACTATGATAAGGCAAAAAACTTTTATAAAGTTTTATTCAAACCAGGAAGTCCTGTACAGGCAAGAGAATTAACTGGTTTACAGTCTATTCTACAAAATCAAATAGAATCTTTTGGTAAACATATCTTTAAAGAAGGTTCTATGGTTATACCTGGTGGTATACAGTATGATTCATCATACTTTTCTTGTAAGATAAACTCCACACATTTGGGCATTGATGTTACAGTTTATCTTGATAATTTGATATCAGCAAACGGTGGTAAAGGAACAAGAGTTCGTGGTCAAAATTCAGGTATAGTTGCAACTATAAAAAATTATGTCTTACCTCCAAGTGAAGGTGTAAATGATATTACAATTTTTGTAAAATACAACGAATCGGGTACAGATGGTGAAAGTGTAGCATTTCCAGATGGTGAAGTATTAGTTCTTGAAGAAAATCTAACTTACGGTAATACTACTATTAACTCTGGAGATACTGTTTTAACTCTAGTGTTAGAAAATGCATCTGCAACTGGATCATCTTTCGGTGTTCAGGAAGGTGTATATTTTATAAGAGGTACGTTTATTGATGTTCCAGAGTCATTAATAGTTCTTGATCCTTACAATAATAGACCATCTTATCGTGTAGGATTTGATATAATTGAAGAAGTTATTAATGCAAATGATGATAATTCCTTATATGATAATGCAAAAGGATTTTCTAATTTTGCTGCACCAGGTGCTGATAGATTTAAGTTATCTGTTAGACTCGCTAAAAAATCTCTAACTGATTTTAATGATATTAGTTTTGTTGAATTATTCAGAATAAAAGAGGGTGAGACGAAGAAATTACAGGATATGACAGTATATTCTGAACTTAAAAAATACTTTGCAAAAAGAACCTTTGAGGAATCAGGAAATTATTCAGTAGAACCCTTCCGTGTTAATTTACAAAATTCATTGAATGATGAAATCGGTAATAATGGATTGTTTAGAGAAAATCAATTAACTGATGAGGGTAATACACCTGCTGATAATATCATGTGCGTTAAACTGTCACCAGGTACAGCATATGTTAGGGGTTTTGATGTCAGATTACCTGGAACTACAGTATTAGATGTTGAAAAACCAAGAGATACAAAAGCAGTTAATACAGCATCCATTGCATTCAATATGGGTAGTGTATTAAAAGTGAATAATATTCAGGGTACTCCTTGGATAAACATAGGAGGATCTAATACTAATGTTATTTCTTTACATAACAGAAGAAAAGGTAGTACTAATGCAGCTTCTGGAGTAAAAATAGGAGAAGCAAGAGTTTATTCATTCGCAGTCTCAGATTCCCCACATACTGGTGCAAGCACTGAATATGATTTACATTTATATGATATACAGACATATACTAATCTTAAATTATCAAACACTCCTTCAGCACCGATAGGAACAAAGGTTAGGGGTCTTGCAAGTGGTGCTATTGGTTACACTGCTCAAGCAGTTGGTGCAAGTGGAGCTGATGAAATATCATTATCACAAACAACAGGACAATTTGTAGAGGGAGAAACTATAATTGTTAATGAGCAGAATACAAATATTAATGCCTCCATATTAAAAATTAATGCTTATACCACTAGAGATATAAAATCTGTATTCCAAGATTCTGACGCATTATCAGGAACATTAGTTACAGATTTTTCTGCTGATAGTGTTTTAATTGATCGTATTCTTCCTAATTTCTCTACTTCAGATCAATTAAATGTTCTGAAGGGAACTGGTTCAACTAATACTGGTACGATACCTGGACGTAATTTTGGTGGTGTATCAGGTATTACTACTGATGCAATTATTTCTTATGCTGCTGGTAATTTTACAGATCCTGTATTTAATAGAGTTACTGAGGTTGGAGACGGATCACAAATTACATTTGTTGAGGTAGAAGATGTTGCTGGTGTATGTGAAGGTGACATAATAGGAACTGGATCAACTTCTGGTGTGTTTAGAGTCAAAGAGGCATCAATAAGAAATCTATTTAATTCAAGTTTATACTCTCCTTTACCCAGAAAAAATATAGCAACACTTAATTCTGCTAATTCTAATTTAATCATTAGCACACAAGTCGTTGGTAAAACTGTTAGTGCTAATACTTTAACTATAACCACTAAAGATGCTTTAGATACGACAACAGGAGTCTCAAGTGCATTCTTTGAACCATTTGATGCTGAAAAATATAGTATCCACTATGCTGGTGCTTCTGGTGCTACAGAAACACTTACATCTGATCAATTTACAAGGTCAGCAGACGGTAATGTTATTAAATTTAGTGGTTTGTCACAAAATGCAGCATGTACAGTAAACGTAACCCTTAAGAAAGTTGGTCTTACAAGTAAATCAAAAGATTATGTAAGAAGTCAACAACTTGAAGTAACAAGGAGTGTTGGTATATCAACAAATGGAGGATTAACAACCGATGCAGGATTAACTAATAATTTAGGATATGGTACAAGAGTCGAAGATCATGAAATTTCACTTAATGTCCCTGATGTAAGTAAAGTAGTTGCAGTTCTTGAATCTAAAACTACTGCTAAACCTTTATTTGATAAATTGACATTTGTATCTGGACTTAATTTAGATGTAAATGCAGTAATTGGTGAAAAAATTATTGGTAATGATTCTCGTGCTGTTGCTCAAATTGTTGAAACAACAGCAAATACAGTGAGTTTTGTTTATCTAAACTCAAATAAATTTACAACAGGTGAGCAAGCCAAATTTACAGAGTCATCAATAACTTCTGTTATTCAAGTTGTGACAAATGGTAATTATATTGATAGAACAAGAAATTATGTATTGAACAAAGGGCATAATCACCAATTCCTTGACTATTCAAGAATTGAAAGAAAAGCAAAATCTGCTGTTCCCTCAAAAAAACTATTAATTGTATTTGATAAGTATCAAGTTCCTACAGGTAATAAAGGTGATATCTGTAGTATTAATTCTTACTCGACAGATAGATATGAAAAAGATATTCCATCAATATCTGGTAATAGAGTTACAGATTTATTAGATTTCAGACCAAGAGTTAAAGAATTTGACTTAACAACTAATGGATCACCATTCTCATTCCATAACAGAGAATTTGAGGATACTAATCCATTTGTTATTACACCAAATGAAAGTTCAACTGTAGGATATAGTTTTTATCTGCCCAGAATTGATACATTAGTCATTGATCAATTTGAGCAAGTAAAATTAGTAAGAGGGGAATCAGCAGAGAATCCTGCTCCACCAACTGAAGTGGGTGCTGCAATGAAAATAGCACAGATTACATTACCTCCATATCTTTACGATGTTATCAAACAACCAAGTATAAAAATGTTTGATAATCGAAGATTTACTATGAGAGACATTGGTGCTCTTGAAAAAAGAATCGAAAATCTAGAACTAGTAACTTCATTAAGTGCTCTAGAGTTAGATACTAAAACGATACAGGTTAAAGATAAAGATGGATTTAATAGATTTAAGAGTGGATTTGTAGTAAATAATTTTCTTAATCGAGACTTTATTGACTTCAGTAGAGAGACTGGTTCACAATGTGATGTTAATGTAATAGATGGTGAATTAGTTAGTGCAGTTGATTTTTGGTCACTAAGGGCAGAGATAGCGTTAAATCCAGATATTGATCCTGCTGCCGCTGACTTAAACTCTAATTTACAACTATTGGATACTAACTGTAGAAAAACTGGTGATCTAATAACATTAGATTACACTGAAGTAGATTGGTTAGATCAACCCCATGCATCTATAAAAGTAAATGTGAATCCATTTGCTGTAACCACGTTTGCTGGTGCTATTGTTTTAGATCCACCATCTGATAATTGGACTAGAACTGTATATGTTGATAACTTTAGACAAGAATCATCTGGTGCAACATGGGTTGAACAAGCAAATATCGTATCAAGCAATACAACAACAGAGACTGAAACAAGTAACTTTAATGTTCCAATAGCTGCTGATAAGATGGAGTTTTCAGGTCATCACACTCTTCAACTAAGAACAAATACTGTTACAACAACTCAAACTCAAGAAGTTAGTTTTACAAATGTTCTTGACGGACCTTCTAGAGAATTTGATTATATTGAGAGTGTTAAAGTTGGTAGTGAAGTAGATCCATTTATGCGTTCAAGAAATGTTTTCTTCTCTGCAAATGGATTAAAACCAACAACAAAACATTCTCACTTCCTTGATAGTCAAGCACCTGATATTGTACCTAAATTAATTGAAATTGAGATGGTATCAGGATCATTCACTATCTTTGAGAATGCAAGAATAGAATTAACATCAGTTCAAGATGATCCTCAAATAGGTTATGTAAGAGTTCAGAGACCAAACCATAAAGTTGGAGATAATGCGAGACCTGACGTAGCTGCTGGACTAGGTTCTCCTACATTAGCTGTTGAAGAATATACCATTGATCCTTATGATACAAGTCGTCCCGCTCCATCAAACACATATTCAGCAACATCAAAATTATTTAATGTTGATGTTACTGCACTAGCAAACTCTGAAGAATACTTTGGGTATGCAGTTAAGGGTGCAAAAATTATTGGTGAAACAAGTGGTGCAGTTGCAACAATAACAAGCATAGATTTAATTTCTGATAATTGGGGAGATATCATTGGTGCATTCTTCTTTAGAAATGCAAATGCAGAACCAAAACCTCCGATCACATTTAGAACAGGAACAAAAACATTTAGAATAACCGCTGCACCAGAGGGAACGTTATCAGTACCTGGACAAAGTGCACTAGGTAGTGATGCTGCTGGAACATTTACTGGAACTGGTGTTATAATTACCCAAGCAACAGATACGGTTGGTGTAAGAAATCCACCCCCACCCAACTCAACAAGACCAAATGAGACTCGTACAAGTGTTAATGTTAATTCACAATTTGGAGGATTTAATTTTGTTGAGGCACCAAGAAGAGACCCATTAGCACAATCATTTACCACTGATGAAACAGGTGCATTCTTTACATCAGTTGATGTTTATTTTGCCACTAAAGATCCAAATGCAAAATTATTTGTTGAGTTAAGGACAGTTGAACTTGGAACACCTACTAATCTATTAGTACAAGACATTGCACAAGTTGCATTGAATCCAAATCAAATCAACGTATCTGATGATGCTTCAATTCCAACAACAATTCGTTTTGCATCTCCAATTTATCTTGCTCCAATGAAAGAGTATGCTCTAGTATTCTTAGCACCATCATCAGACCTATATGAAATGTGGGTTGGTAGAATGGGAGATAAGACAATTAGATCTACAACTTTACCTGACGTTGAGGATGTTGTAATTGGTAAACAATATCTTGGAGGTAGTTTATTTAAGTCACAAAATGGTACAATTTGGACACCAAGTCAATATGAAGACCTATGCTTTAAATTACGTAAAGCATCGTTTGTTGAATCTGGAACTGCAACTTTCTTCAACACACCGATTGAAGCTGGTAATCTAAATGCTCAATTATTACCAAGTAATCCTCTTAGATCATTACCACGTAAATTAAAAGTCCCTGTAGCAGTCGCTAAAACAGTTACACCAATAGGTAGAAAGGTCAGCACAGGTTTAACTACAGATGATGACGATAAGAGCGTCACAGGTATTGTAGAGGCACATGGTGCTGCTGTATCAACCTTTGAGATTGTAAGTGGTGGATCTGGATATTTATTCTCACCTGATGGAAATGGTATTAAATTGAAGAGTCTTACTGGTTCTGGTGAAAATGTACAGGCAAACTTAACCGTATCTGGAGGTGTAATCACAGGTGCCTCTGTGACTGGTGGTAACGCTGGTGAGGGTTATCAAGTTGGTGATGTTTTAGAAATTATTACCGACGTTGCACAAAATGTAAAATATGTAAGGGGTGGAGGATTTAAGGTTGCAGTAAAAGCAACAGGAGCAACAACAACTCACTTATATCTAACTGATGTTCAAGGTGAAACTTTTGTAAGTGGTGATCCTTTGATACATTATAATACTAATAATGATACACGTACTGCTGCTGGAGTTAACATTGGTTCTGGTACAATAGTGAATGGTTCACTATTCACTGGTGATGTCTTTGAGGTAACTCAATATAATCATGCACATCATGGGGTTAACAATAAGATTACAATTAAAAACGTAAAACCAGATACAGTGAAAGTACAAACAACAAATGATTTAACTGCTGAAACAACTGTTGTTGATATCCCAGACGTACAACCATTTACGACATTTAATGGCATAACAACAACTACAGGTGAAGCGTTAATTGGTGGCGAGATTGTATCTTATACAGTTGGTACTGGACAATTAACATTAACTAGAGGTAGATTTGATACCACAGCAACAACACATATTGCAGGTTCTGATATTCAGACATATGAAGCAGGTGGTGTTTCATTGGTTGGTATAAACACTACTCATGATATTTCGACTCTTGATGATAATTTTGATAATTATTATCTTAAAGTTGATGTTGGTGCAATCGCTCCTCAAAGAGTTGGAAAAGAATTATTATGTTTCGTAAATGAAAAGGCATTCGGTGGTGTTAATGTTAAAGCATCACAGAATCATCAGTTCAGTTCATTCTCACCACAGATAAATGCATTGACACCTGGTAGAACTAGAATGGGTGCAAGTGTGAGAACTGTGAGTGGTACAAGTGCAGGTGGTGATGAGGTATCATTTATAAATCAAGGTTTTGAACCCACAACATTAAATGAAACCACATTCTTCCCAACTCCAAGATTAGTTGCATCTAAAGTGAATGAGCAAGCAAGACTAACTGCTTTACCAAAAAATAAATCTCTTACATTAAATGTAAGCATGTCAACCTCGGATTCTAATTTATCACCGATATTAGACACAAAAAATGCAACATTTATTCTTGGACGTAATAAAATTAATAGTCCAATTGGTTTAGAGAATTATGCAAGTGATTCTCAAACTAATCAGTTATCTGAAGATCCTCATGGTTCAATATTTGTATCAAGGAGAGTTATCTTAGATAATCCAGCAACATCACTTAAAGTATTAGTATCTGCGAGTGTTCAACCAGAGGCAGACTTTAGAGTATACTATCGTCTATTCAGTTTTGATTCGAGTGAAGTATCACAAACATACAGAGCGTTTCCTGGTTATAAAAACTTGTTGGACACAACTGGTGATGGTTTTGGTAATGATATTGTTGATGTGGGTCAAAATGATGGTAGACCAGATGGATTTGTATCTCCAAGTAGATTCAATCAATTCAAGGAATATCAATTTACTGTTGATAATTTAGATGAGTTCAATGGATTTACAATTAAAATTGTGATGCTTTCATCTAATGAATCAACACCTGTTCGTCTAAAAGACTTCAGAGCAATTGCACTCGCATAAAGAAATAGAAAAATTAAATTACCATGAGTAAAATGATCCCAGTCGAAGGTCACAAGAACCTTTTTCGTGATGAAAATTCAGGAGCGATAATAAATCGTGATAAAAATGCATATAATGATTATATGGATCAAAAAAGAAGAAATACCGATAAACAAGTTGAATTAGATGAAATGAAAAAAGAAATAGAAGAGTTAAAAACTATGTTAAACACTCTTGCCTCAAAGATAACGTCTTAGTAAATATAAATACTTTCAGATCTGAATTGCTTATCTAGATGGCAGATATAAAAGTCAGAGTAGGACAACAGAATGCCACGAAGGTGATTTCATCTCTGGCAGGTGCCCAAACTCTATCATTAACAGAATTAAGTGATGTGAATGTTACTGGAACCCTACAAAATGGTATGGTTCTTGTTTTTAATGGAACTACTAATAAATTTGATGCAACCTTAGAACTAACGCCAGGTGCAACACAGAATTTAGACATCAACGGAGGAAATTTCTGAAATGGCTAGTATAATTAGAATCAAACGATCATCGGGTACAGC